CATAAATCGTAATTTTTACAGCTTATAACAGCACCTAACAAAAATGGCTGCTACAAGCATTGGTTTTTAATTCAGAAGTTTTTATAAGCAGCCACTTCTGTTAGCTGCAAACCGTTGCCAAAGATACCCCTAACTTTCGACATCTTCAGGCTTTGTCAATTCTGGATAACTCATATCCCCTTCCTTTAAGGGACTGCTTTTACGTTCAAACATGACCTTTTCATTGTCAGTATATGACCCATGTGTCATGATATGATCCCTTATCAGTTCAAGATTCTCAAGTGTACATCTGCATGACTCCTCATCAGGTTGCCATTTATTGTCCCTGAGCATTTCGATATCGGTCATTACACAGTTAAGTGCATCAAGTATATCCTTACTCCCTCTGTCAGAGACTGCATTTTTTGGGATACAGTTCTCTTTGATGAAATCCAACCATCTGTCAGATACGTCATTTATCTCCTTGATGATGATGTTCAGACCATTGAATCTTGATGCATCCTTTCCATATGTCAACTCAGCTATCTTAATAGGTCCAAGTATCTCATTCCAATCTATTTTCATTCTTTCTCTTTTATGATTCCTTCTTCTTCAAGGATCGTTCTTACCTGTTCTATCAATTCTTCAATGGTTCCGTTGTTCTCAATGACATAATCCCATTCATCAAAATCATCCAAAGCTGTTTCTGAAATGTGTTCATTCTTGCGACCTTCACATTCAGATCTGTTCACTCTTATAAGAATACCTCCCATTTCACGGGTACGTTTGACATCATTGGGAAATCTTGAATCTGTGATGATCCATTTTTCCTCAACTATCTCAATTCTTCCTTCTGAATCTTTTTCGTAAAACAACGGGCTGTATTCAGAATACAAGGCATTCACCCAAGCATCAGGATGAAGCACATTCCTTGCAAAGTCAGTTCCCAGATACTGAAGGACCATTCTTGGAGTCAACTTAACTTCCTCTATTGTGGAACCATCCTGCCAGACATTCTCCTTTCTTGCAAAAGCCTCTTCGTAAGTGGCCTGCATATCAATAACTCTGGATCCGTTGGGACGTAATATTCCCCATTTTGTCCATTCTTCTCCCAATGGAGTTTCTTTGAACTCTTGATCTTCCAATTGCTCTCTGGTACATCCTATAAGAATACACACTATGTCCTTGAGTTTGTCAGAGTACTTTTTGATCTGCCAATCGCTTCTAAAAGCAAGCATGTCGGAATCCTTATATTCATCTTCCGCCCACTCAGATGTCAAATGCTGAATGATCTTTCCTACAGTGTCCTTTCCAGAACCTGCTTTTCCGCTAATCGATATTATCATTTTTTTTTTCATTCTTTACAGTTAGGGTATGTACAGTTATCATTCAGGGTACAGCTTTCACCTTCCCTTTTTACATACTTGCACTTCTTTGGTTCTGTCCTCCAAAAATACTCACACGTTCCTCCAAGTACAGGAGCTTTTGCAAAGTATGTTTGATAACGATCTGGCTTTGCAGTATGTCTGTAGCATATCTGCTTAAGTGGGCATTTCTCACCCGTACACATCGTAATGTCTGGCATGGCTATTCTTCTACGTCTTTACTTCTTTTCACTTTTTCTTTGCTCATGGTCTTTTGTATATGTAAATTGTGTCTATTCTGTTTTCTGTTTGCTCAATTCTAAGTATCGGTATTATTTCATTTTCTGATTCCATTGGTGTCTTGATTCCGTTATAATATCCAAGCCAAAAATATACAGCCATTCCAATTAATGCAATTACAACCGTAAGTGCAGATTCTTTTCTCATGCTATTTGTTTTAGTGTTAATTCTTGTCCACAAAGACAGTAAAAAAGGTTTTGAAGTTGGTGGACGTGTTGAATTTTCTTGTAGTAGTTACCCGCTACAAAATGAATATCGTTCGTGGTTAATGAAAAAGATACGCTTATGTCTTTAGGCGGATTCCACCCGAACCGCGTCAACCATTCCTCTGTTAGTGGTATCGGTTCAAGTTCTTCAATTGACCATAATTGTCCAGCAACGTGTTGGAGATTTCCTAACCCTTCAACCTGTGCGTATGTCTTAACTTCTTGGTCTTTTATTTCGACCCAATTCCCGATGCGTAGTTCTTCTGCTTTCATTCTTCTACGTCTTTACTTCGTTTGACCACAGGAACGTTGCCCTTGCTGTATTTGGATATCCTTCTGGATACCCGTGACTTTTCAAGAATCAACTCCATCTGTTTCATCTGTCTGCTCCAGTCAATTGTTGCCCGTTCTGCTGATTCTGACTTACGGATGAACTCCTCTACTTCGTCTCCTTCAAGTGTAGGGATAAGAGCGTTGAATATTGACACTGTTTCTTTAGGCATAGGCTCGTAATCAGATGGAGTCAGTTTCTCTATTTGATCTCTTATACCGTTCAGGTACTTTTTATCTTGTTCTTCAAAGAAGTTATCCGTTTTTTCATCCGATAGGAACACAGTTACCTTCTGCGTTGGGCAGCTCAGTTTATGAAAACCTTCCTTGCCGCATATTTCACATTTACTCATCTTTGTTTTGATTAAAAGTTAAGAGCGGGTGGGTATATGTTACCACCATTATCACCGAGCTGATCCATGGAATTTACGGCTGTTTCTACTCTGATCAAGAGTTTCGCTCTATTACTTTACTGATTATCTACCCACATTTGGACGAACCGCAGTCCTTACATGAAAGGCAACCCTCTTCAAAAACCAGGTTATTACTTCCACATTCAGTGCAGGTTGCTCTTGATACCATCTTCCTCTCATCTATGTATTTCTTTAGAGTTCTTGCAATAGCTTTACTGAAGCTGGTGATATCACCATGGGACTTGTTCAACTGTTCTACGATGAATGTGATATCAGCTCCGTGTCGCAATGCTGTACTTACCATTCGCGTCAGTACATCCTGCTCATCAGTGATCTGAGAGGTTATGTCCTCACTGTATGTTTCACCGTTCCTGAGCAGGTCGTATCTTCCTTTTTTGACCTTACATAGTTCCAGAGATGTCTCATTGGTGAAGTAAGGTACTGCGAACACTTCATATGGTCTACCATCGAACAGTCCGACAATGACATTCCATTTGACTCCTTTGGAAACCGTTGTGTGAATGTCCACAGGCAGACATAAAGGACGTTTAGGAGCATCATGATACTCAAATGATGTCTTTTGCTGCTTGTTATCTATATTCACCAGTACTCCGCTACGTGACCCTTCTCTATAAACCGTCTGTCCTTTGAGACCTTGTTTCCAAGAGTGCAGATATATCTCACTCACGGTCTCTGTAGTAGTATCCTCAGGCAAGTTAAGTGTAGTACTGATCGCATTGGTAGTATATTTTTGCAACACAGCTTGCATCTCCACTCGTTTTTTCCAATCGATATCATTTGCAGTTGCACCGTACCATGGAGACTTCGTGAAAAGATTCTGTAAAGTATCCTTATCATTCAATCTTTCCTGTGCAGTCTCATTCAATCCGAATGCTGTGATGCACCAATCCTTGAATTTAGGATGCAATACTGCAAATTCCTGCCATGAGTCCCCATTCTGATCAACGAAATCCACCCGTACATCAGTATTGTCAGGATTGACCTTCTTCCTTCTCATATAGAAAGGCATGAACAATGGCTCACAACCACTTGAAGTTCCTGTAAGGATACTTACACTGCCTGTCGGAGCAATCGTACTCCAGGAGATGTTCCTCCGTCCGTGATCGATCATACGGGAAGCCTGTTCAGGGAAGGTTCTGATCAATGAAAGGTAGAAATCATTCCCTATAGTCTTTATATCCACTGATCTCGTGTCCTTATAACCCACTACTGTACCGAATTCCTTTTTAGGATCCCATCCCTCAATCTTTCCTCTCAGAATGGCAAGATCGATCGTACAGTCCAACTCACCTCTCATCTTGGTCGACATCACTTTCTCAACTACCTCAAGACCTTCATCAGAATCATATTTTACTCCTATTGCAGCAAGCATGTCTCCAAGAGCAGTTATACCACTGCCTGTACGTCTACCACTCTGTGCAGTCTGTCTGATGTTCTTCCAAAGCTGAAGTTCAGTACCCTTGATAAGGTCATCCTGTGGGTCATTCTCTATCTTCTCAATGATACGGTCGACATGCTCTATCTCAAGATCAACAAGATCGTCCATCAGTCTCTGTTGCTCATAGGCCACCTGATACAGTTTATCATAATCGATCTCTGCATCATCAGTGAATGGATCATTTACAAACGAGAACAGATTCAGACACATCAGTCTACAACTATCGTACGGTTGAAGGAACTGTTCACCACAGGGATTACTGCTGACAGGTCTGTATTCCTCATATACACTGTCAGGAGAGCCTTTCATCACATTATCCCAGAACATTACACCTGGTTCAGCATTATTTCTTGCCTGTTCAATGATAGTATCCCAAAGTTCTTTTGCTTTAATTTTCTTTGTGACACTTCCCCACTCGCCTATTATACTTTCATTATATGGGTGTCTAAAAGCAATTTCCTCATCTATTTCTTTATCACAGGGCCATCTGAGAATATAATCTTCATCATTCTCAACAGCTTTCATGAACTCATCATTGACCCTTATTGATATATTTGCTCCTGTAACTTTTGTAAGATCCGATTTGATCGTTGCGAACTTGGCAACATCAGGATGATTGATATCAATACTTAACATTAATGCCAAAAGTGAATTTCTTCACGTTTAGACTATATCTTCAAGTAGAACTACGTTTCTACTCACCTATGCGCTTCCACTTAAGGAATTTCACCTTAAATGTACTCTACTTGGTTACTCACTGTCAACTGTGACAGTTACCCGTTCGATAGTCGTTACACTTTCATTTGTATACTCAAAGAACAATCCCTTTCTTTTACCTTTTGGAATAGGATTATTTCTTCTTCCTTCTAACAAAAACATAAATATACAAATGCTTAGCACGGTATTATTATAATTTTTTGGCAAAATTATAGTTTCCACCGTTAGCCTGAATCTCCTCAGACACCCTATATTTATAGGTTCACATAGTTTTGAGGCACATTTTTATTTACCTCTTCTTCCTGCTTGAGCAACCTCTCTTGTAGCGTTGGAGAATCTTTCCATGAAAGAGACCACTCCTGTTGATGTTCCCGCTGAATTGCTCACTGCAGTACCTTCAGGACGTAAGTTTGAGATATCATGACCTACACCTCCTCTGCGTTTCATCAATTGGATCTGCTCCTGTTCGGTCTTGAAGATGCCTCCATAACTGTCCTTTGCTGAATCAATGACAAAGCAATTGCTCAATGAGATGTACTTATCATTCCTTCCAAGCCCGTACATAATGGAACCCTGAGGTACTATGTACTTGAAATCCTTGAACAGATCGTATATCACACTTTCTACAAGAGGTTTTCTATCTTTTCCGTATCTGCTCAGATTCTCAGTCTTTACAACTCTTATTTCCCAGGGTTCTGAAGAATCAGAATACTGTTTTTCAATCCTTGCAAACTCTTTTGCCATGCGTCTATGCATGTCATCAGGGGTGATCTCCCCATCTGCAGCATATTTACCCTGCCATACTGAAACTGCAAGCTCATCACCTTTGAAGTACTCTTCACACTGTCCCATGTTCCTTTGCTCTCTGTACTATGAATGAAAAATCAGGTTCTTTGAAATTGATCGACTTGAGTATCTTGGAATCGGATGCTCTCTTTACAGTGAAACTCCCATCCCTGTTCTCGTCTATCCTACATTCGATCTGTGTACCATACTTTGCAGGATGTTCTCCCTTGGCGTAGGCTTCCACAGTATCAAGTGCCTCCTCGTATGTGTTGCAGAACTTTGACATGTTGCTGTAAAAGCCCGCTCTGCAGAGGTCGTTTATATTGAGCCCGTTCAGCATTGCTGATTGGGTGACCACCCAGAGCACATCGAAATATGCATCGCACAGTTCTGTAAGGTCATTATTCGTTGACAGTGCGGACAGAAGCTCATTCACTTCCTCTCTTATCAACATCGTGTTGAAGTCGGCATCCTCCCTTGTCATCAGTTCAGGAACTGATGGTTTTCGGGTCGATGTCTTCTCCAACCACACTCTTATGCAAGAGTGCATAGGCATCGGTTCTTTCATCTTCTCTTCTTTTAATTGAAAGTTCATATACATCCCCATTCTTCATATGCAGTATACACTGCTTTCCATCTCTCTCCACATGAGATATGTTCCTCCATTGAAGGTCACTGAGTCTACCAGCCACAAAAGCTGCACATTGACCCTGTATGTTATAGAAATTCGCCATACTCGAAATGTAAAAAAGGGAAGCTGCAAATATACAGCTTCCCTCACATGTTATCCAAATATAATATCTATCGATACTATACCAATTGATATCTTTCACCCACTGGTGAATACCAATCGTGATCAGGATACGCTTCAGCTATCCTGTCCCTCAGTCCGTTATCATCAGCGGCCGTAATGGCAACCTTGAACCGTGTGACCCCATCGTCCTTGGTAAGGGTTACGATATACACGTATGTTCCATTCATATCATCTCGAATTGGATATACGTCCATTCATCCACTGAGGATATCTCGATGTTCCTTACAGGGAAACGTTCACGTATCTCCCCTGCCACCTGATGTGCCTTCCGTATATCCTCCTCACCTGGCTCCTCATCTCCCACGTTACCGTGTTCACGGGTACTGAAGCTCAATACTCCTGCACTGATACCGTCATAGGTGAACCACGATCTGCTCTCTATATGGGCCACTACTCTATCATGCTGCGTCATACCGTATGTCCTCTATTATTTCAAGTATCGTGTCATAGTGATGGTTGAATATCTCCTGAGCATCATCAGAATATTCTGTAATACCCGCTTTCGGATCGTTGAACATGCTCTCAGAACGGTCCTTCCATTCCATCACAAGCATTCTATGGGCAAGCTCTGAAGCAAGCTCCAATCTGTTTATTATCGCTTTTTCACTTTCCATTACTGAATATTGCATTACCATTGTCATCGAACAGCTCTACTGTGGACTGTCCATCGTTATCCTCCACTGTCATATCCTCTGAGGTATCGTAAAGGGTCTCATATTCTTCATCTGTGAACAGAGGCTCCATCCCCTGCTTCAACATCCTGAGGATGTATTCCCTATCATTCCTTTCATCGGGTATACGTATCCTCATCCAAACTGTACACTTGTAATCTAAATACATGGTTTATTTTATATTCCAATTTATCTCTTCTTTTCCGAGCATGTACAGCATGCTGTTGCACTTACTGAATATCCTGCTACCGAAGAATCCTGCTTTCCCCCCTGCATACGATTCCGCTGCAGGATGGGGTGCCATTATCACCTTCGTCACTGACGGGTCAAGATACTTTGCATACGACTGGGCATCCTTTCCCAACAGTATGAAGATCACATTGTCCCCTTTATCGTTCAATGCCTTCAGTACACTCTGAGTGAATCCGCTCCATTGGAGAAGATGTGAACCTGTCTGTCCCTCTCTGACCGTGAGTGCGGTATTCAACAGCAGTACCCCCTGCTGTGCCCAACCTTTCAATGAATGGTCGAACTCAAGACACAGGACATCAAGGTCACTCTCCACTTCTCTGATGATGTTCCTCAATGATGGAGGTACTGTGATCGCAGTATCGATGTCGACACCGAATGAGTACCCTGTGGCCTGACCCTCACGTATGTAAGGATCAAGCCCCAGGAATACCACCTTCACATCATGGAAAGGTGTGGATCTGAATGCATTGAACACATCCTTCTGAGCAGGGAATACCCTGTATCTCTTCCTTTCCTCAATTATGAAATGCCCAAGGTCATCGAATTCCTTTGACATCATGTGACCGTAGAGTGCCTTGAACCATTGTTCCCCTACGATGCTTCTCAATACCAGTTCTCTGCTCATCTATCAGCATGGATACCTTAAGTGTCTCCCTATCCTCCACTATTGCAGACCTCAGTTCATCCTCATCACCGAGCGTGATGGAAAGATCCGTCTCCATTCTCTGTTTGAGAACAGGATGTCTTTCCAGCTCGAGTCTGAGTCTGTTGTATCTGTCATTGATATTATGGAATCTGTATATCGACTCCTTGTACTCCTGAGTGAACTTTGAGAACTTTCCGCTGAAGAACCTATGGACAGTGTCGATATGCCCATCAGGGATGGACATCGTGACCACGATATGCTCAGTACCGAAACTCTCATGTGTGAGATACCATGGATTCTTCGATATACTGTCCAATGTATCTGTAAGGACATCCTCATCACTGTGAGGTATCCTGTACAGCAGCCATATTCTACCTGGAGAGAACCCCTCCCTGAAACAATAGGCATTCACCAGAAGGTCTGAGAACCTGAAGCTCTCTCTGTCACCTCCGTACATAGGAAGAAGTAGAAGTGACGTGTCCGACCTTTCAGCGGTTATCACCCTGTAGATGGCATGTCCGTCACTTACACGTAAACGGTCCATACGGTTACATTGATACCAACCATGGTCCTTCACGTACAGAAGATCACCAAGAGTGATCAGCCTTCTTCCATTACTGTCAAGTACAGTGATCACAGAGCCCCTGTCATCCTTCACATCGGTCACATTGCAGTTCACAGCGAACTGAACGTGTATGGATGCGAATACCTGTGTCGCCTTTATGATGCCTTCCATGCTCAACGGTCATAGATGGTGGAGATCAGGGTACCGTTCTCATAGGTGTCCCTTGAATAGTCCCACGCATCATGGTCAATATGCCATTTCAGATCGCTCAACAGTTGACAGATACCCTTGACAGGTCTTCCATATCTATGACCCCCATCACGTGCACACTTCATGTCATGTGATGACATGGTGAATATCGTGGGAGGGTACAGAGTGTCCGTATAGACGAATATGAAATGGAACTGATCACTTACGGTATAGTCCAATCCTTCGAATCTTTGAGCAGCGAATGCCTCCAACGCAAGACGGTACCATGCTGCCTGATAGTGATAGTTGAACTTCAATATCGAGCCTGTGGTATCCGCAGATGTGAAGGATGTCGTCTTGAGGTCTATCCCTGTTATGACCCTTCTCTCATGGTCTATCGACACTATGTCCAGAAGTGCCTTGCACTCAAGATCCTCCTGCTGCCATCTTACATCCACCTGATACAGCATCTCATCATTCCCTTTGAGCACCCTATGATCCTCTGGTACACTGTCACAGAAGAAATGTGAGATGTTCTCATGGGACATCAGAGACTCCTTCATGGCCGACAGACCGTTGAATTCCTCCTGAGAGAGCGTGATGAATTTCGCATTGGCGTAGAGTTCCTCAAGATATGCTCTCCCTCCAGCTTCCTCGAACTCCTTTATGGAGGTTCTGATATCTGGATTCTTTATACCAGAGTCCGCATAGGCCTTCACGTAGACATTATCGATGTCAAAGAACTCATCGGCCTCTATCATCTGTTTCACTATGGATTCACACTCACATGCGAACTTCCCCTTGTTGGTGTTGCGTTGAGGGAACGGATTCGCTGTTGCCGCTATACGGTATTTTGAGTTGAACTCCTGTCGCGTGTCGAACATGAGCGAATCGAATGCAGATCCCTTCTCAAGTGCATCTGAGGTCTGATCCGCATAGACTCCGTCCATCATCATCTTCACCTTTCTGGGGTGATCCAGTAGCTTTACAAGGAGACTCCTTGATACACCGCTTGAATTGAAATAATCATTCCTGTCCTTCATTCTCTGTCCTTATTCTGTTCAATATCCCTGATATCCTCTCTTCCACTATGACCTTTGCAAAGGTCTCTCTCCCTACTCTGTCATCCAATGACCTGTCGAGTCGCATGCTCACCTCATACAGAAGCTGTTTGAACGTCCTTCCTGTCGATACTGCGAGTACCACGTTACGCATCACATTTTCCACATGAGGGTCCTTTACGAACAGTCCATTGTCATAGTTGTAATTGACCGTGTAACTTTTGAACAGCGGGGATACACATGTTGCACCCTCTATCTGAACATCATTGACCCTCGGAGCATCAGACCATCTTTCCCTGTTGGGAACATATTCCACTATTTCCATTATACTGTTGTTATCATGTGATATTCCATATCCTCTCTGAAGCTGAATGGTACCGATCTGATGTCCATTCCTGAGACACTGTTCGCCAGATGATTGGTGAACATGCTCATCATCCTACCAGCAATGAGTGCCCCTGTATGTGATGTTGCCTTCAGCGAACATATCTGATCAGGTATCTCGGAGTCATCGAACAGTGTCTCCATATACTCCTTCTCCTGTCCTTTCCTTACGGTGTAGACCTCATAGGTCTCAATGCTCATCCTACCGTCTATGAAGAGTTCCCTGTCATCCCTCTTCATCCAGTTGTTGAACATGTCCTTCCTTGCCTTCATGTTATCGAAGCACGAGAAACATACAGGGGACACGTAAGTGCCCTCCTGTATCCTCTTGCCGTATATGTCCAGCCTTATGTTGCCAGACATGTCCACAAGTCCGTTCAGAATATCCTTCATCGCTTCCACCTTCGGCATGCCTACATGCGACCTGCCGTACAGTTGTCCTGCCATGTTCTCCTCACTGACAGTATCGTCATCATAGAGTATGATGTCGTGGTCACCAGACCTTGCCAACAGAAGGGTAAGCCAACTTCCTATGGTACCTGCACCTCCTACGGTCATCTCCTTGGGTATACCGTACCAGTCGACACTGTTGAATCTTATGTGTGCTGTCTTCATAGTGAGGGTACATTGAGTATGGACGACATTATCAGCTTCACATTGGCGACCACAGGGCTGACATTGGGGTCCTTCTCATAGTCGGAAAGTCTTTCCACTGCAAGCTTTATGAGTTCATCGGCCTTCTCACCTCCGACCATCTTTATTGCCATGTTATAGCATTCCTCTGCGATCTCCCCGTAGTAGATATCGATATAGTCAGGGTAGTCATTGGCATCCCTTGCTTCTTCCAACAGGAGTGAGTAGAGATCCACATTGCCTACCGTATCGTCAAGACTGAGAAGTCTTTTCAGATATACCTCAGCATTGAACCTGTTCACGGAATAATGATGTGTCATAGGCATGTCGAATGTGTCGAAAGGGAACCTTGTCTGAACAGGGGGAGAAGATGTCCTCACAGTCCCTGAGGTAGGTGATACGGATCTCTGAGAGTCCGTCTCCTTCTCTCTGTTCCTCTTTCTGAGCTCCTCTATCCTGAGTGATATCACAGGATCGTCCTCATGTTCCTTCTCAATGGACACATCAAGGTCGACCATGAGCATCTGTACCGTGTCGTCACCTATCTGTACACTCCGTGTCTCCTCATCCTCCTCCTTTATGGATACCATTCTAGGTGATACGTCCACAAGACTGACGATCTTTGCGGTATACTCATCCTTCATGTTCACTATGAGTGACAGGTATGAGGAATACTTGTCCACGTTGTCATGCAGTTCATCGATGTCCGTTCCACTGAAGAAGGTGTTCATCGTATGGTGTGTATGCACAAGTCCGTATCTGGACCCCATGAAACTCGGTACACGGTCACACAGGTCCAACATGTCATCGGCATGATTATCAGCCTCCACATAGGAATGTGTGCCTATTGACATGGGATATATGTCCAGTACCTTGAGAACAAGTTCATTGGGTACTGACATCGATCCTGCTGTCTTCTCATAGGTTATGAATCCTGCCCACTCCACATTACCGATGCTCCTATGGAGTTGATCGATCTTTCTTTTCACTCCACCAGGTATCAGTATCCTCCCTCTCAAAGGGGTTGTTATCACTGGGTATTTCTTTGTCTTTACTGTGTCTTTCATATCAATTCATATTTGAATTCTGGTGATGTTGCTATAAGTTCACTCTGAAGTCTGTGTTCCAACTGTTTTATGTAGATACTGGGAACATAGGAGAACACGCTGTCAAGATATTCCCTGTACACCTCTGGATCGAACCTTTCACTCTGGGGAACGATCTCAACGTCCCTGAATCTTATCTTTAGGAGAAGATGTTTGGAGAACACCTCATGTCTTGGGATATCACTCAAGCTTTCCGTGGATGGGATCTTACCATGAAGCGATGCCATCGGTACGCCTTCTGCAATGAACATTTCCCTTACGGCACTCTCCTCTATCCTGATCTCCATCGATGAGGATGAGATATCCACCCTTGGTCTGAACCCTGTGGGATCGATCCTTTTAAGGATACTGTCGATGGTTCCCTCACTGAGAACCTTAGGCCTTACACCGATACTGTTGTCATAATACTCATGCGTCCTTCTGTAAGGACCCCCTTCAAGACTTTCCCATGACAGATATGCCTTGAGGTACATCAGATATTCGAACATGTCGAACCTGAATATCACTCTGTTAAAATAGGCTCTACTGAACTCAGAGTTCCCAAGACACATTACGCCTTCCCTCGATGAATGGGGATGTATGAACTCATTCATGATCTCAAGGTCATTGTAAGTACCTCTTCTCATCAGAGGTTTATTCAATCTGTATCCCGTTCTGGAGAGAGTCATCTGCTGTATGATGTACACATCCTTTATGAGATTGCCTATCTCAAGGGAATTGTCTGTGATCACATCACCTATCCGTATGGTTATATACAGTTCCTGTTGGGGATATGACCTGATCATTATGGAAAGATCCTTCTGATCATCAGCGGTCTCCAGAATGTCATGGACCGTCTTCAATAACCTTTGATAGGGGGCATGTAAGATCATGATGTCCGTGTCGTCCTGTCTCCAAAGGTCAATGAACTCCGCGTCATTCCCGAAATCCTGCAGATCCGTCTGCATTGCAGTGAAGCCATCCCCCTTGAAATGGAAATGCTGCTGATACCTCTCTGAATATATTCTGAATACTTTCATTGTCAATGGATTTTTCTGTGAATGATAAAAAAAAATGGAAAGGAAGGCAACCTGTGCCTCCCCTTCCATCATATCGGTATACCATCAACCTCTGAGGGATGCCTCAAAGAAACTGAAGTCGGCATCAAGCTCACTGAGCTTCACTCCTCCGACACTCTCCTCAGGCTGCTCTGAAAAGATCACATTGCCGAGTGCTCCCAACGATGCGTTGAGATCGCTCACTGCATTGACCAACTGAACGTACTTCTGCTCAAGGACCTTGAACTCATCGATCGATGAGATGAGAGGTTCATCTGCACTTGAAGTGGAAGCAGTTGACGAGTAACCGTTCAGAAGGGAAAGGATCGCAGCCGTCTTCATCTGAGGGTAGTTCCCGAAGTATGAGGAGGCATTGGGATCCTGTGAGATGATCGTTCTGACCTCTGAAAGGAGATCATTCCGCTTCAGTGAGGCATATGGCAGTGCACCTGCCTTGTTACGTGCAGGTACCACCAACAGGATCAGATTGTCCTGATTCGGGATCAATGAACTGTCATTGATCAACTGTGTACGTGTCGAATGGATGATGACATTCGTGTTCTCCCAGTTGACCTGAGGGGCTGCTGCCTTGAGTTCACCGAATGTCGTGCCTGTGAAATCAACCTCCAATGGTTTTGAATTTCCTGCGTGTTTGATGTAAATTGTCATTTTTCTATTGATTCTATACTATTGTTCTGTTGAGAAGGTTCTCGATATCACCCATCAGCAGGGAATATACCCCTTTAACGTGAGTGAAACGTTCCGTCTCTGGTCTTATTGAGTCCCCGTTCATTGCAGATGCCATCACATTCTCCTCTGCAATATCATAGAGTTCCTCCACATTGTATCGCAATGTATCGATGTTGGAATTCATCACATTGTCGATATCCATTTTGAGAAGCTTCGCAAGCTCCTCGACAGTTCCGCTGGATAATGAGTTGCCGAACATGTTCTACTTTCTATCCGTGTCCAGATGAATGATGTCCATCAGTTTCAACATGTCCTCCAGTCTGAGATGCACATATTTGCCTTCCATGAGGAATCTCCCTGAAGGGGTCTTGCGGGTCTTCTTCTCGAAGATCATATTGATCTGACCTTCCTCATCAGGCATCTCATTGAGTAGATCCACATAGTTCACCCTTGTACAGACATTCTTGCACTGGATGTTCAGATGTCCAGTATTGCACAGGTCCACCTTCTCATCATCCCTGCTTTTGGATTCTGCCCTTGAGGTCTTCACATTGGGAAAATATCTGAGAAGCAGTTCCCTGCATTCCCTTTCCCAGCCGTGACCTGCATTTCTGTTCCTTGATGCCATCAGATATTGAGTACATGCCTTGCCATTGATACGGCATGTTCCCTTCCGTACTCTGAGCAACTGTCAGTGATGTCCTTTGTACCGTCATTGTTCATAACGCTCTCTATCCCAAATGCGTCCACATGACGTTTTGAGAACAGCATTCCTGCCTCATCGGGGTCTCCCCATATGACGATACGACTGAACCTCTGTGACAGTTCCCTCATCGTATGGGAGGGAACATCTATCGATTCCGCCTGAGGTGCGAATGAGGGTATTCCCATCGTGTGCATGAACATCACATCCTTATAGGACTTCTGTATCACACACAGTTCCCCTGAGGAAGGCAGAAGATCGTATCCTTGAAGGGTCATTCCCCCAGATACGAATCTCATCACCTTCTCAAAGGGTCTGTATATCTTCCATTCGGTCGAAAGATCGTATGCATATGTAAGGGTCCTACAGACATATGCCGATCCTCCTATCCAGAACTTCGATATCGGGGATACCCTGAAATGCTCCAAGGTGGATGGATCTATTCCCCATCTCTCCCAGAGCATGATATCCTGCATGTCTGGCCTTCGCTTCCTTACAAGTATCTCTGGGAACTGTGGAGTGTCGGTGACCTTCCGTGTTCTGACGATGGACGATGGGATGTATTCGCATCCCATGTCATCCCATATTCTCAGAAGGACACCTTTGAGATCCAGCATGGGATGGAGGAGTGATACAAGATCGATCACTCCCCCTCTCATGCCTGTGCCGTAATCAACGAACCTGATGTCACCATTGCTACCTGTATACAGTCTGAACGAGGGATCGCTGTCCCCACTTCTCAATGGGGATGAGATCATCCTCTTCAGGCTCACATCACCCAGATATCTTCGGTATATGTCCATCTGGGACACCCTTGAGAATATTGAGGTGATGCTTATATCAGGGTTTACAATGATGGCCATATCAGGACATTTGGTGAATTACATCCAAGGAGTGGTTGCAGTTGACGGACTCTCAGCTCCTGTAGGGACGGTGATCGCAGACGGATCGTACTCCTTCCATGTCAGGTCCTTCTGATAGTCGCTCTTGAACTCCCCGTATTCTTCAGCAAGTGCCTTCTGGAACTCCACTGAAAGACTCTGGTAGGTACGGACGAACTTCCTGCGGTACATCGACTGATACATGCGTTCAGTGCCCTCAACGTCCACTTTGCGTACACCCATCAGTACACCTACCATATTAGGGGCAGGTTTCGATGGATCGTTCGTAAGTGACACAAGCTGCTTCAGCTCATTGAAGTTGCCTGTGAAAAGGGCATTCCAGTTGTCAAAGTACAACTGCTCACCCTTCTTACCTCCCTTATGGTTCACCCATGCACGTACGAACTCGATGAACTGTTCCTCACCGTTGTACGCCTTTCTGAGTCCTTCCTTGCTGAACCACTCATACTGTGGTCCCTCCTGAGGGTCGGCATAGCAGAACTGTGCGTAGTTGTTCACGAACTGTACCTTGCCAGAGGATGATGTCACATCCTTACGGGCAATGAAGAACGCCTCCTTCTGAAGGATGTCATCATTCTTCACCCATACGTCAATGCGTATACGGTCGTTGCCAGTATCGTCCTTGTCCACATAGGGGGTAGGTGCCTTCGGTTCCTCGAAACCGAGCTGTGCATGCATCTCCTGTACCGTTGGATTGATGGCGACCACCTTTACGAAAGTGGCACCAGTGTAGAGTTTACGTCCCCCTGTTACGTTCTCATTCGAATCTCTTACTCCTATCGCCATTATGCAAAGCTATCTGTGAACTGTTCCTGATATCCTACTGGTTGGAACGGAGCTGTGACCTCGTTCTCAACGTTGTCCTCATTGTTGACAGTGATCACTGTCTCCTCTGTGATCGTATCCTCAACGAGTTCGAACAACTCCGCCTTCCTTGTAAGTGTACGTACACCTTTCAACGCAGGATGTGTGAACATCAGTTTCACCTGATCCTTAGGAAGTCCGTAATATTCCTCGATGGAACCTACTGAACTGTCATAATTATTGGCATCCGTTGTACGTGCATAACCTCTTGCACAGAGCTGCTTGACCTCACTGATGGAGATCTTCTTCTTTTCTGAATTTGACATTCTTTGAATTGAATTGAATTGTTAATTGTTATAAGGACCCTTTTCCGTAATAGTTGTTCACAGTGTTCACAACCTCATTGAGATCGTTACCGATCTTCAGTGAGGGGAACATTCCCATGGGGGATTTGCATGTCGTGTCCCCGACATTCTGTGTCACGAAGTGATTCCACAGTCTCTTGACCCCGTTGTCATCCTTCGCTTCCACATCTGCATAGAGTACGATGGTGAACATGCCTTCAAGGGTGATCACGTTGTCGACCATCTTGCCGATGGTCTTAGCCTTACGCCTCTTGATACCGCTTGAATCGGTTATGTCCTCATCATGTGTCAGGTAGATCACTATCAGATCGTCCCTGAGTTCAGATGGGGCATTCGCAAGTTCCCATATGTGCTTACCTATCTGTGTATACTTGTCGTAACCCTTGATCTCCGCCTTTCTCATGAACTCATTTGCAGCAGTGTACTGGAAATCGTCAATGACGACCGTCCTTATCTGCGGCATCTTGTTGCTTATGAAGTTCATGACATTGATTATCGTCAATGCGTCATCGGTCACATACATGTTACCCGTATCAGGTGCAGCACCTTTCTGTACCTTCACATATTCCCTTCCCTTAGGAAAGGGCAATGCCTTGCCCTGCACATTTATGATGTATGTGCTCTTTGGATCAAGGTTCATCATCGATGTACTCTTACCTACACCGCTTGGTCCTACGACCAGAATTGCTATTGCGCTCATTGAATTGATTTTACATATTCGTAGACCTTGTTCATACTGTCAAGGTCCGTCACCTTTGGAAGCTCTGTGAAATAGTTCACCGCACCATCGAAGAAGAGAGGTGTCCTTATGTTGGACTCCCCATCCCTGCTCTTGAGTATCATGAAGAGTCTGAAATGGTCCTGAAGTACATCGACCTTGTATCCGTCACATTCGTCCATCTGATATCTGTCAGGGGCGAACAGCGCGAACACATCATCTGCATCCCTTGCCGTTGACTTGTTGTCCCCTAGACCGTCAAGTGACGGTTCCAGTTTCTCAGCTATCGAACTTCCCTTGAAGGTGAACTGTTTCTTCTCCTTCTCCGCAGACTGCTGCTGCACATTCACGACTATGTTGCCATATTTGTTACGCAGCTCTATGCAGTGTTCGGAGGAGAATTTCCCTATCGTATCATACTTGTTCATCCCCTTCTCATTCCTCAACAGACCTATATGGTCAGTGATCACTATCACGTATTCGTTGGGATCGTCAGGTGTATACGAATCGTTCACCTCCTTGGGCTCTCCATCCACGATTATGGTCTTCTTCGACCATGAGCCTCTCTGCTCGTTGTAGGTCTTCATGTACTTGAAAATCAGTTGTGTTATCCCAAAAGCTTTTTATCTCTTGGTTCTTATGGTTTCCCATAAGCTCAGACTATATCATCATCCTATTGCGAATAGGATGTTCCGCGCTCGTGTCACTTTACCGTCTACAGCATTACCTGTTTAGACTCCATGTGTTAGTCGTTGAACCTTGAACTCATTTCTGAGAACCTTGGCTGCTGATCGGCATATAAAATACATTGCTCACAGAATGGCATCCTCAATTGGAGATCTCTGCTATTGTAATGTATTCTACTTAGCTTTCCAGCAATTCACGGAATTACCTTTTAAACATTACTGCATAAAGGGGCAATTATTTAGCAATCCTATAAAAGTATAGTAAGAATTATTTTTCTTACTATAATACATAAGATCTTTGGAATTAAGCACTTTTTGAACAACTTTATGTTTAGAAGCTCCTGAACATCGGATTATATCTCCATTTTCAAATATTTGATATAGAGGTACTCTTCCTTTTTTATGTACAGTAACATACTTAACCATTGTATTAACAAGATTTTTATTATGAGGTATTACAATCTGATCATTATTTGTAATATGAATGTTTCCGATACGGATCCCATTATTTATTACAGATCTATTTGAAACATTCAAATAATCAACTGCTTCTTCTACATACAATCCTCTTTTGAGAATATTCCCATAAGAATCATACATATCCAACATTTTTCCGCAATTTTTCCTTGGATTTACAATTTTTCCTTCTGCATACTTTCTTTTTAAAGTAGTACTTATGGCTTCTTTGTATTCCTCAGACATCTCATGGGGAGCATTTTCAGAAGTTGTTAATTGACAGTTAAGTCCCTTGGTCAATACTTCATAATATTCTTGCCAATACCTTTCCCTGTTGTTCAGTTCTTCCTTCAAGCACTGCTCAATTATCTCAAATTTATGGGATTTTATTCCATATTTTTTAAAAGATCTGTGCAGTTTCACCTGATTTATAGAACTTTTTAGAGAGTAATATCTTAATCTTTCTTCAAGATTCTTACTCTGCCCTATATAAACACGTCCATTAGGACTTGTTATTTTGTATATCCCTACCATTATATCAATATTTTGATACAAAGATAATATATACAACTCAAAATTCCAAATTTTATACTAAATATTTTTACCTGTAGGGTTCGATATGTCATCGATTATGGTGACATACCTCTCAAGGTCTGAAAAATATTCCCTTCCCTCCTCTATCTTCGATATTATGTCATCTGAAAGATAACTGCCTATCTCACCTACGGATCTCAACTGCTTTATCGATACCCTTATGTTGTACTTTCTGAAAAGCCAGTACGATATGATGGACATCATGAATTTCTCCCTGCTCTCCTCAAGACTGAAGTAGAATATCCTCAGTCTGATGTCGATATCAGGGTTCTCCTTGATGAACTCATATGTTGATATCACATAAAGATACCTTGCGAGCTTCGACTTGCCTACTCCCGAGTTCGCAGTGCATATCACATATGTACCCTTCTCTATGCCAGGGTAGTAATGTGATGTCCGTTTGAACGGGAACGGAATGCAGTTGGCATTCCCAAGTGCGGCACGTTCCTGTCTCTCCCTTATCTGTCTGAGTGCTATCTCAAACAGATCTGCCCCATCGGGTCTCCTCTCCTGCTGTCTGTCCATTCTCTATCATCGAATCACAGAGGGATGCAAGAAGTGATGAGGTATCCTTATAGATCAGATACTCTGCAACCTTCATGTATGCATATCCCTCCCTTTGCTTCTCGGTCACGTATCTTCTGGTGGCCTGAAGTATCACATCGTCTGAGAACTGAGGGAACTCCTCACGGAATCTTCTCATCTTTCTCATTATGTTCACCATGTTGCCCCTTACTGGATGACCTGCAGATTTGACACCTATCGGGAAAAGCTCCCTGTACTGTCTGCATAGCTCCTCAAGGCTGCTTGTGGCACCTGTCGGCATGAACTTACCTTCCACTGAAAGGAATATCGCATTCACAAGACGGACCCCCTCATCGGTTATCATCCCGTCATCAGTGAGCATTCCCTTATCACAAAGATACTTGAGATTGGACATATTTCCAAGGATCGAACTGTTATTGTCCTTCAATTTCAACAGATAGAACAATTCATTAGGAGTGAATCCACTCTCCTCCATCAACTTCACATCAACTCCTATCTTACTCATTCCCATTATACTTTTACGTCTTTCATCTATAGTAAAGTGTAAGTATATTGATATCCCCGAATGTGGGAGAGAAGATCCCAAGGACCTCCTTCACCTCACTTTCGCATGTGGTATATGCACCTTCGACCATGTTTATGGCATCTGCAATACCCTTATGATCATCACTGTCGATCATGTAATTGTACATCGCATCAAGGATCATTTGGAACAACAGGCCCTCGCGTGTTCCTTCACAAAGTGATCCATGCTCATGTATGTCGTCACGTTGAACTGTTCCATAGGGAACGATTCTGTCATTCTGTCGAACCATTTCTGTTCCTGTGTACCTACGGTGACCAGTATATATACATTGCCACGTTTCTCACCGTTCTTACGTAATCTCCCTATCTTCTGAACAAGGTCCAACAGTGTACTGTAATACGATATGAGTATCACATTGTCTGCCTCCTTCAGATTCGCACCCTGTTTCAACATCTTGAATGAGCCTATATCCCTTATCCTGTTGAGATCGAAATCGTTCCTGATGCGCATGTTCATCGCATCCCGTTCCTTCTTCGCTTCACCCTTTCTGGGCGATCTCACGACATTGGGGGTTATCGTCTCGAGGGAATCGAGATCATTGCTGAACAGTACGGTCTTCCCATCGATGATGCCCAACAGTTTTCTGACCGCTGCCACTTTCGAGGGAAGGGAATACAGTAGTTTTGCACGTGAGGACATCGCTCTCTTGACAAGGAAGTCCTTCTTACTGTACACTCCCTGCCAGAACAGATCGTCATAGTATCTGTATGTCTTTTCCTCAGTTGACATGAATCTTGCCCTGTCGTTCCCTCCAGGGATATTCCTTGTCTCCCTGTCGAGATGATGGTAGATCACATGGAAATCGAGTCTTCTGCCCGTACCGTCACGTTGACCGTCACCTACGTCATAGGTGAAACATACAGGTGCTATATCGTCCAGAATGACCTCCTTGCTCATCTCGACCCCGTCTATGACATATGTCCTTGACGATCTTACTGTCGCACTGAGTCCGAGCAGTCTGTCATAACGGTTGTTACGGTAGAACTGCATGTACACCTCCGAAATGGAATCATGAATTTCATCCGCACAGACAAGATCGAATTTCCTTCCCTTCCATCTGCATGCTGACTGATAGCAGGCGAACTCAAGATCGACATGTGAGAGTATGTCCACACCGAACAGTTCCCTGTATCTGCGTATGTCCTCCATGAGATCCACCTCACGTTGGGTGGTCTCTGCAAGGAACAGTACCTTACTGCCCTTCGGCAGTTCGGACATGCAGTCAAGGGAGATGAAGGTCTTGCCCATTCCTGTGGCAAGTTCTATCGTACCGATCATGTCAGCTTCCTTCCATGCCTTTACCGCATCGGACTGTATCTCTCTCTTTCTGATGTCAATGTTCATTTTTCTCATTTCTCCCATTTTCTTAACACTACAGGTTCTGCTTTCAATTTGACCGTCCTGCAGAAGAGATCACCCGCTCTCTCCATGCATTCCTTCACAGTATCCGCCCAATGGGATGCCTCATCTTCAGGCACCTCAAGTATGAGTTGATCGTGAACTACATTCGGGAACAGTATCTCGAACTGTCTGTTGTCACGCTCTATCTGTCTATAAACGAGTATGCAGGCGAATTTGGTTATTGAGGCCGATGTGCTCTGTATCGGGTAATTGAGTGCCATGCGTTCCATCTCTCCCTTTATCCGGTAAAAACGACTTACAAGCTGTTTTCTCTCTTCAGTCCTGTTCTCACGGTATGCATCCCAGAATTCAGGTGTCAGTCTCTCCTTCAGATCAAGGTATTCCTCAAAACTGTCAGCATAGATACGCCTCATCGACACATTGTCAGTGAGTATGTAACCGTTCTTGAGCACTTTTGCCTTCTCTTCAGCAAAGTACTGTTTCAATTTAGGGAATGCATTCAGGTATGCCTCATACACACGGTCACCATCCTCTATAGGTATGGAGAGATTGCTTGCAATGGTAGCTCCTACACCCCCATAGGCTATAGCGAAGTTCGCTGCCTTTGCATTCTGCCTCTGAGCCTTGAATTTCGTCTTCACCTCACTCAGGGGAACTGAAGCACATTCAGGATAGATCTTACTTGCAACAAAGCTGTGCAGATCCCCTCCGTCCTCATTGTAGAACTGAATAAGGTTGGGTTCCATCGACTTGTTTGCAAGTACAACGGATTCCTGACCGCTGTAGTCCGCATCTACGAATACATATCCATTGCTGGGAATGATGCAATTACGGATCCTGTTGTCCTGAGGTATGTTGAGGAAATTGATGTACTGCTCCCTCGTTTTGCTGTTTTTCCCCCCTGAGCTCAGTCGGGCAGTATCGATCATCTGCTTGAATTGCGTATGTATCCTGCCTGTGACAGGATTTATCTGATCGATCCAGTTGTCACCATAGGTGCTTATGAGCTTGTCTATGCCCTTGTATTCCAGATACACGTCAATTATCGGATGCAGATGCCTCTGAGGTGTCAGCACCTTGGCATCCACTGAGTCCTTCCATTCACCTGTAAGTCTGTCCTTCGTTCTCAGATCGCATCCGAGATCATTGAAGAATCTTACACACTGTGCAGGGGATGACCAGTTGATATTGCTTCTGGGATCATTGCAGAACAGATCGAGCTGTACATCCACATACCTGTGGAATCTCGGATCCTCGGTGACCATACGGTCAAGCTCTATGACCTTTGCTGTCAGTTCCTTCCTGTCCTCCTCTATCCTTCTCTTCCAGGGTTCGACATCCAGTAACATTCCTGACATCTCTATGTATGCAAGCACTTTGACGAAACGGTTCTCAAGTTCCGTCACCCTCTCGAGCCCTTCACTTGAGATCCTTAGCATCTGTCCGTCCTTGATGGCAGGCAGATACTTCACATCATTGGCAGCGTACTCTATGACATCGGTTGACAGTCCTTTCCAGTGGATGTTCCCACGGATGCTCTTGTCAAGTTCTGCAGAGCAGTACTTACGTGTCACGTCAGCAAGACCTTTGGGATGTCTGTCCCATCGTATGCCCTGATATATCACACTCTCTGCAAGGAAGGTGTCATAGACCCTTTCAGGCCATATGTCCAATAGCATGAGGAATCTCAGATCGAACTTGGCATTATGGAATATGAACGTCCTTTCGGATGATCTGAAGAATGTCCTGAGATATCCTTTCAACCTGTCCGTGAGCATTCCACTGGAAATGACGGTCTGTACCGATGCATTCCCTATCTGAACGGTAAGAAGACGGTTCGTATAGGGGTCGAATCCCGTTGTCTCAGTATCGACCCCTATATCACCCTTCATACCATCCAATATGTCCAACAGTCCCTCAAGGTCGACACATTCGATCCCTTCAAGGGGTTCTGTGAACATCTGTTCTGAATGAAGTACTATCATATCAACTCACTGTCATCATGTCCCTCAACACATTGAGAGATTCTATCAACTTCACTCTCTGCTCCTGTGTGAAGGAACTATTGACCAGACCTGCCCTTATGAGTGCTTCCAGCCTGTTCTCATCCACTATTGATGACAGATGCCTTACACGGTCCATCGCCTGTCTTACATCATGGAGATGATGTGATGCGATCACGTCATTCACTGTAGTGGGAATGAAGAAACTGTGACCATTGTATTCCGAAAGACCCATTGTAACTTGACCATCCCCTACAGTGAGAGAGACGGCATCGTTCAGTATGTAACGGAAGGTCGCAGTACTCCTACGTCCTTCGCTGTCCTCCATGATGAATGTCCTGTTCGGCACATACACAGGAGGTGTCTGCACAAGTATGTCCTCATGAATGAACTCTCCTATGGCGTTCACCATATGCATGAATTCCTCCTTCATCATCTTTTCTTGAATTTTACAGATGGATGATAATGCTTCAGTTTCATGAAGGAATGCTTCACATCTGAAGGATTTTTGAACATGATATGCTCTCCACTGATCTCCGAGATGACGAAGGTCTTCAGTTTCACATTGTCCGAAAGGGATCTTCTCCCTATTATGACATCCCTGTGCATCTTGGCATTCCTTACAGCATTGTTGAAACGTTTGATGATCACCGTATCGATGTCATCATTGGGATGCAGTGACAGTTCCTCCCTTTTCTTGGGAGCTATCCTGGAAGGACGCTCAAAGGGATGTGTACAGCACGGTGCCATGATTATCGAACTCACTTCACAGGTGACCTCATCTCCCACCTTCAGTGGTATTCCATTGATATCCTTTGCCATTGTTCTTGAATTTTTTTAGAATTTTAAGATCCGATCCGTAGTACTCGAGTGTCACATAGTTGAACGTGGTCCCAATGGGACCGTCAAGCCTTATGAAGCTCTCATTGTTCTGTAACGACTGTCTGAACACTATCGGATCATTTGTAAGTTTCTGTACTGCAAGGACCTTCTTCCCCGTACTGGTGCTTATCACCATGCCTATGTCAAATCTTTCTGCCATGTCTCAATTCATCCTAATAAGTGACATCATTGTGATATTGTGCATCTCTATGAGAGCGATCAGATCGGAGTCGTCCTTTCCTCTGAAGAGTATATCATCCATCTCCTCGATCAGATGTTCAGCGTAAGCTGTCACTGTGGATGGAGTGAATGTGATATTGTTCAGATGCATCTGATCACTGCTCACCATGCTGCATATGCCCACTGTGACATGGGTATTGTACAGATCTCCCCCTGCTTTCATCACATGTCGTCATTATCGTTGAACAATTCCTGAATTATCTCCTCTCGGATCTCATTGTTCAGGTCTTCAATGTGATCCTCTTCACTGTAATACGATTCATCATCCATGATACTGTCGTTTTATATTGATCGCCTACTCTTTATGGATTTTCGGCATCCTCCATTGATCTCATACGATCATTTATCCCTTACCAAGTAGCACTCTTTGCCGTTGTTCCGCGTTTCCCAAACATAACCATCCTTTGCAATATAAGAGCGATAGTCGTCCGATACGCAATGATTTACACGGAAGTCTCCCTCGAACAGTATAACCCTATCATCTTCCAACGCTTGCGCCTCGGCTTCTGTCATCGTATCGTGTTCCTTTCCCATCTCAATCATGTTCTGCTCGTAGTGTTTTTGGCAAAGTTGCCACCCAAACACAAAAGATGTCCTATGTGACTGGTTCGTGTCGTTCTTGTGGAAGTCGAGCCTAACTGGATAGAACTCAAGCGCAATTGCTTCTATTTCTTCGCGTGTTTTCATTTGTACTTGATTTTTTGCCATTCCTCACTCCAATTGATTTCCTTCTTCTCCTTCTCAGGTAATTCCTTTTCATGCTTGCACCTGTTGCATCCGAAGCATCCTTGAAGAACAATTATGAATAGAAAAAAGCTGATGTAGTTAATTGAACCACTTATCTCAGATAGGCTATCTTCAATGTTTCTCATTTGTACGTGTCTTTGTAGTATTGTTCACTTGAATTGAATTTGCCGAATCCAGCATCATAAGCCTCCTCAATCTGTTCCCGTTCGGTTTCGAGTAGTTCGGTTGCTTGGTCGATAGCGACACCATAAACTACAATAGCTTGTGAATGGACATTTCCAAACTCGTCAGTACAATCTTCTTTTAGCGAATTGAGTCTATCAATCAACTGTTGTAATGCTGTCTTTTTCATTTTATCGTGTCTCCAATGGTGTAATTGATACAAGGCTCGTTAAAACGAATTCGTTGTTGATCTCTTGATGTATAGTAAAAATCACAGATAGAGCATTCGGAATTACTACAATACTTTCCCGTTATGATGTAAGGTCTTTTTGGTACGGTTTCACAACCAGTTATTGCAAGAAATAATAATAGTAGTAGTGCTAGTGTCTTTTTCATATCGCGTTTTCTTTAAATTCAATCTCGCGGGGGAGTTCTTCTATTTGGCTGACCTTAACCTCATCATATTTCGTTTTGGTTTTCCAGCGAATCACGCTTACTGCGTCATCATTTCGTATTATTACGTCCCAAGACACGCCATTACACCTCAGTTGAATGAACTCGTCTTCTTGGTAAAAAATTTCCCACTCACCTTTGAATATTGCATTCTCTCCGATGAAGTCCTCAAACTTCGGCTTTCTGTT